TTTGGGGGCTTCCGACTTTTTAGCCTCTGAAGCTTTCGAAGACTTTCCTACCGGCTTAAAACCGGCATATTGACAGAGGACTTTTGATCCCGCCTCATCAACTTCAAGAGTCCCGTCGGGCTGAACGGTTTGAACACCGTGAGCCGTAGCTACTTTTTGACCAACCATATCGAGATTTACAATTTTCATTTTCTCTCCAATCTAACGAACGAAGGGGGAGGGGATAGTTCCCTCTCCCCCTTCATCCAGATTATTTAATTAGACTGTCCTTAGACAAGTCCCGTTTGCGGCTGATTCAAGAAGCCGATGTTTTTCACGATCACCCATCCACGAGGACGGAAGATTACGGGAGTGTTGTAGTACAGCTGCATCCATCGGATGCTGGATGCAACGGTCGCCAAGGGGAATTTGAGCATAGGGCTCAATTCACGCAAGGTGAGAACCGATTCATCCATCTGACCGATATAGGCCGTTCCGTAACCAGGAAGGTTTTCGTTACCATCCAGGTAATCGGTAGCCGCACCAGCCGATGCGATCTCCGCGACCAAATACTTGGTCCCAGTGATGCCGTCAGCCAGACGAGACCGATAGATTCGGTATCCAGTGGTGAGGTCATTACCAGCGACCGCTCCGCGAGTGATCACGATTTTGACTTCATCCGAGGCACCGAGAGCCGCGACTACCGCAGTGGCAGAGCCAGCTACTGGAGCCGATTCACCCGACTGCGAAATCGCAGTGATCGAGTAAACGTAGGAACCGAACTCTGGCGTTTTGAAACCACGAGAAGTGGATTTCGCCTGAACGGTAACTACACCCGAGACTGGAGCCGTCGGAGCAGCTGCGTTATCAGCAGCGACCGGAGCCGTCTGATTTACGCGAAGGAATACATCCGACCGGAGTTGGACAACTCCGCCAGAGGTACGAACCTTGTCCACCACGAAGCCAACAGTGCTGTCTGCTCCAACCGGAATCTGATACCGGCCCTTAGAGAAGAACGCCATGTTGAAGTCGGAATGGTTCGTGTTGTTGAGGTAGCAATGCGTTGGATACATGTAGTTATCCAAAAGGATTCGCGCTACTTCCTCGAACACGGGTTCCGACATGATCCCACCGCGAAGATCGAGAACGTGCTCGACCGATGCATCGGGGAGACCATCACCGGCAGTGTTCGGATCGGAATACCCAGCGCGAAGCTGAGTATTAAGACCGTCGAACACCAACGGCACAGTCGCGCTATTTCCATTGAATAGCGATTCTTCCATGCGCTGAAGCATCCACTTCGCACCGTTCTTGGTTTCGAGCGCCACGACCGAGCCGTGTGCGGGACGAACCAACAACATCGGGTGAGAAATCTCCCGAGTGGTGCCCATGAACTTCACGAACGCCGCTTTGCGCTGATACTTGCTGTCCTCAGTGCGTGGCAATCCGCCTTCAGAGATGAAGAACCCACCCTTGCCGCCGTATTTCGACAGCAGGTTGTACTCTTCAACCGTGTTGTAAGCCTTGGTTTTCGGAATATCGTTATAGAGAAGGATATTCTTTTCCAAGAAAGATACGATCTTCAAAGTCGAATCAAGAGATTCAACACGAAGAGCGCCGCCGTTGGTTTGAGCACTGACGCCGTCGGCATAACCGGCAGAAAGAGCTTTGTTTAGTTCCGCTACCGTGGCCTGATCGGATTCCCCGAAACCATCGGCGCGACCCTCAAACTGCTTAGGATCTAAAATAGGATTCATCTGTCCCCCTTAATTCAATGTTTGTTTGAGCTTCGTGGCGATTTCAGGACGAATGAAGCTGGTGCTCTCGAAACCAATCACATCGAGATCCGACGCTTCACCCTTCTTTACCAAATCACAGATCGCATTCGCGATTTGAGACTTGGCGACCACTGGATTGTCCGAAAGGCTTTTGAAAACTTTTTCGTTTCCTTCACCTTCCAGGCCAGAGGCGAAATTTCGCTCTACCTTTTCGCCAGACTTGGCGACCGTATCGGCTTTCGCGGGACGGGCCGGAGCGTTTTCAATCACTCCGATTCGTTCGCAAATCGCCTTTAGAACTACGCCAATTTTAGCTTGAGATTGCATCACATCGCCGATGACATCATTCAGCTCGTTGTAACGAGATTCATGAGCCGCTTCGCTTTTGGCTACGCCATTTCGAAGCTCATCGATTACGTTTCCGGTGTGATCCACCAAAGACTTCAAAAATTCTGAAACGTCGATTTTGGTTTGAACCTCTTCGGGCATTTCTTCCTGAAAAGATTTCTTTCCGTATGACATTTTTTCCATATCCTCGCCTTCCTCATCGTCTTCTTCCGACTCTTGCTCTTCGGGCTCCATTGCTTTGGCGGCCTTAGACTTGTCGGACAGTTTTTCTTTGGCGGGATTGCCGAGATCAGCGCCTTCGGCGTTGTTCATCTGCTCTTCGCCGACGCCATCGCCTTTGGCAACTGTCTCTTCCTCTAATTGGATCTCTAAAGCGTCTAGCGCCTTGAGAACCTGATCTTTAGAAACTCCCATTTTGGTTCTCCTTTTACGGGGTGAAATCAAGAAGATTGATGCCATCGCTGATTGTCGAGGCGTAATCGGTATCCGTTACGCCAGCATCAGCGTCCAACTTCGCCGTCAAAGCCTTGATTGCTGCAATGAGATCGTCCTGTTTGGACAACATCGCTGCTACTTTTAGCTCAGGAGCATCGTCGGAAAGCTGTTTGCCGACCAGGTCTTTATTAAGACGACCATAATCTGTGCTCATAGACTTCCCCCTTTCTTGAATAAATGATTAATAAATAGGGCTGCGCCCTCTTCATCCATATCGGGACGCCGATCTAAAACGATTTCCATCGCCTTATACATGTCATCGAAGGACAAAGCCTTTTTGAGTGCAGCAATTCTTTTTTTCTTTTTTTCGTCCATCGTGGTTTTAGCATCGCTATCGAGGTCTTCGACGCGAAGTGCCCCACCACCACTCTGCTCCCCAACGCTGGCTCCATAGCCAGCCATCAAAGACTTCATTGCGATCTCTTCAGAGACGAAAGATTTATCGAGGACTTCCCAGGTGCAATCGGTGTTGACGGGGCAGTTTGTGATGGCGACGTTTCGGATGCGGGCTTTTTCAATCGTCTTGTCTTGACGCCTCAAGACTTTTCCTTCGATAGAGAATCCAAGTTTTCTACCAGGAACCTCAGAGAGGGCCTTGGCAAGTTCCCAAATCCCATCGGAACGCTTCGTTCCTTTAATAACAAAACCTTCACAGGTCCAGCCTTCTGACTTAACGCCGAAGTGCGACAGGTCTTTGTGATACTCAACTTTTTCTGGGTAGCCGACGATGGCTGAAGTTTCTTGGGAGTGGTTGTCGTTAAAGTGACCGTGGCGGAGAAAGTCTGCGAAGTCGAGACCTTTGGCAATTACAGTTTCGTCTTGTCGATCTTTACGCTGTGTAGACATCACACCGCGTAGAACGCGAGAGTTGTATTGCTCTTCTGACTTTTCGACGAACTGGACCTCTGGGAGCCATACGCGAAAGTCATTCTCATTTATAAAGTATTGTTTCATGCACCCAAGTTTCGGAGTTCCGTTTCATAACGCCCCACTCCGTCAAACTTGAGTCTATGGCGGGCAACAAATTTTATTTTGACATTATTAAAAATTTATCTCAACAAAAATCTCATTGTCAAACTTCATAAACGAAGCTTGCCTGGATCGACTTGATCAAATCGATGTCAATGGACACCTCTCCATTGCATCCTTTACACACTGCAAACATTCCTTTGCAGTCCCATTTGATCAATTTCGCCCTCAACTTGGTTTCACCAGAATAGCTTTTTACCAATCCGGTCCCACAAGTCGGGCAATCAAGATCGTGATTTCTTTTCATTGATCAAGCCTTTCACTTTTTCAATGCGAGCTATGATCGCCTCAGCTTTGGAAAGTTTAATCGTAAAAGATTTTTTGAAATCCATTGCTGGGAGATTCTCATCGACCACTAAGGAGAAAGATTTTTTAGCCTTCCCACCCTTTTGTTCGGCCTGAATGAAAGGCATCAGTGCAACAGGATCAACGATTTTGGTTTTCAACATCGCCAACATCTTCGCTTCACCATCGTCAGCCTTAAAGATCTCTTCGTGAGAGGTCCCTTTCTCAGCGAGCTTAAGGCTTGGGATATCGACCAGCTGATCCTCACCGCCACGATGCTCTACATATTTTCGTAACGCGCTCTTAATCATCCCCTCTTGAAACGACGCCTGACTACCAGCGCGAACCTTCCCCCCAACAAAGGTCGGAGTGGTGGTCTGATAAGCGGCTGCTCCTTCAGATTTGGCCACATAGTTCCAAACCGGCATCAGCTGAATCGGCATCCATGCTGGCGGGTAAAGAGGCTTTCCGTCCGGTCCCTTTACCGATGCAGTGTGAACATCTTTAGGAAGCGCCAATCGTGTACTGCCAGCCCACTCTGGTTTCGCACCACCACCAGAGGCCGCGTGCTCGGTCCAACTCTTAATGTCACCAAAAGTTGGATATGGAGGTGGGGCCGACGGGTACTGCCTAGTGAAAGATTCTTTGAAGAACGGCTTCATACGGGCAAACTGTTTCGCACCGTAACCGCGTTTCATACGTTCCATCTCGACGTTAATGGGCGGATTCCCAGTGACCTCATCCAGGGTGATGAAAGTGGCTTTTTCAAATTCATCTTTTGGCAAAGTTCGAATCCTGGTGCTGCCAGTCAGCTCTTTATATTTGGCCAGCAAAGCAGGTTGATCTGAAGTTCCTACCGCAGCCATCGCAGCTAACAAGTGCTCTACTGCCTTCTTTCGTTCTGGCTTTAGGTCCCCCTTGATACGATTGAAAATAGTTTTCGCACGATCAAGATATGGATTCCCACCACGAGCTTGAACCTCCAACATCTCTCGGATTGGAGCCTCTGATGCTGCGAATGCGGGATCAGCTTCGTGCAATGGTGCTGCATGAGCAGCGGTCGGCGAAGCCGGAGATGCTAAAGAAGCTTTGGCTGCTCGAACTCTCTCCGCAGTGGCGCGTGCGGCTGGTCTCGCCTGAGCCGCCTCAGACTCCTCATCTGGAGTTAAATTCACTCCATGCTCGGAAGAAAGCCGCGCACGAAGTTCTCTAACTCTGGCAGCCGAGGCTGTTGCCTCAGCGGTTTTGGCTGGACGTTTTGGAATCCCCAATGGCGCAGATCCAGCTGGCGCTGCAATCTGAGGAGTGCGGCGTCTTGGACCAGTGACGGCAGAGGCGGGACGTTCAGCTGCTCCGCCCGGCTTCGGCTGGAGAGTGACGTTTATCCAACCCTTTTCACCAGCATTTTGAACCTGCAAATCATAAACGGACAGTATTTCGCGACTTAGTCTCGACTTAACATCTCGAAGAGCTTCTGCCTGACCAGTGAAATCAGGATCATCATCATCCTCTTCGCCAGGACGATCTGTAAAATATTGACGCGTCCTGAATGATCTAGAAACGGCTCCATCACCATCCACATCAGCAGCTGAGTCGCTCTCATCTCCAAGGCTCATCCCCTCAAGGGCTGTCCTAGCGGCAATTGTGTGCTCCTGGCGCGTAGCAGTGGCAGCGTCAGCAGCACCTCCAGAATACGCCAAAGGGCTTCTGGCGGGGGCGGGATCAGGAGGGAGAGAAAAACCAAGTGAAGCTTCACGAAGGTCGGATGTTGGGCGAGGAGTAGCGGCTCTGCGTCTACGAGGACGCTGTATCGCCTCTCCACCATCTGGAGCCATTCTCGCTCTTAGAGCATCTCGGGCAGTAGGCGGACCACTGCCAACTGGAACTTCACCATGATGACGAGCAATTTTTTCGGTGTACTCCGAAGAATCCACATCGTGATGCTTTGATTCCTTCATGTGATGTTCGGAAAAATCATGAGCGGCTTTGCCACGTCGCACTCGCCCAGCCATCGCTTGGACCCTAGAATTCACTCCGTTTGCGACCGTGTGTCCGGTGTGCTGTGCGATCTCCGCATTCGTCATCGCATGATGTCCAGCGGATCTGGCCGCCACTAAGCGATTAACGTGCTCCACCCTTCCCTTTGCCTGATCGCCTTCAACGATCCGACCATCTGGCAGCTTGTACCAGTATTTATAATTTCCTTTGGAGCCGGTACGCTTAACGTAT